GTTATTGGTAGTTTCATGATCCCGATCTCCTATTAACTAAATGTCTCAGTGACTGCGCCTTGCTTCACCTTGAATGAGAAGGATACTGTCTGAGCATCGATTCCTGAGCCACCGGCAGTCGGAAACTCTGGAAGAATGTCGAACACGAACTGCGCTCCGGTTGCTGCGGTGAATGTGACGGTGATTGGTGTCTCTGGAGCCTCAGCAGCAGTCCAGAGGGCTTCGCATACTGAATTAGCCTTGCCCCAATCTGCGAGCATTTCAAGATCGAATGTGCCTTCGACGTTGACGGTCTTGTAAGCCTCGCCGTCGAGGGTTTGATATGTCTCACGGACGTTTGTCTTGGTGAGAACGGCTGAAGTCGCTTGTGCCTCGATGTCGGTTCCACCTGAGAACGACAGAGTCATATCGCGACCGGTGATTACTGTTGTAGCCACGTTTTCTCCTTATGGTTTCGTGTAGTAGGTAGAGACTCGAAGATCAGCGACTAACTGATTGGATGAGCCGACCTGTGTAACTGTTGGTCGATTGACCTCTCCGACGATGTATCCGCCCGGGATATTCGTCAGAACGCTAATGATGAGCTGCTCCAGATTGTCCAAAGAAGCCGGGTTGCTGGCGTAATTGACGCCGATTGCTAGAACCATGTTGACGCGAACTCGAACGGTGGCGTCCCCTATTGTTTCGGTAACGATGTAAGGATCATCCGGCACAATTGAGACGTGCGGCGCAACCGGATTCTCAGGAACGTGGTCGTAGATGTTTGCTGCTACGGTTGAGAGCGACGACTTCAGCGCAGCTCTTACGCTGGTCGCGATGCTCATAGGGCAATCGATTCCTGATCGATGTGCTTGCCGAGAATGCCAGATACTCGATTAAAAAGAGATCGACCGAGTCGAAAAGGTGAGACGGTAAAGTCAACACCTTCAATCTGACCGCCTACGGATGTGCGTGATTGGAAAACCTCGGTGGCGACCGCTAGGACTGCCGATTCAACCTCTGGAACGCCTACGTAGGTGCTTGCGCCACTCAGGGTCGCGGTTCCAGCCGGAATAAGGTTCTTTTTTACAATGTCGGCATTAGTGATCGCCACTCGGAAGGTCGTCTCGCTTAGACCGTCTGCAAGAACGGTGTGAGTGCCGTTGAAAGGGGAACCGGCATTCGCGATGACGACGCTTTGACCTTCATTGAAAACTTGGATGGGGTCGAACTCGAAGATGGCTTGATTGTCGCGCAGCTCGACGGTTCGGATGGGGCTCTGATATGTGACGAGCATTGGAAGGACTACCGCTTCAGCGGTATCGATGACGTCGTTTAATACTGCGTCCGAATAAAGGGCTGAGGACACGCCGGTAGCCGCACGAAGTTCGCTTGCGGTGATTATGGTGGGCATGTCCTCGCCTTTCTGCTTGAGAATCCCCACCCGACTCGGGATCACACCGGGTGAGGACTTATGGATTTACTACGGTGTTACTGTGATGTTGCGGAATGCTGACGCATACTTCGGAGCGCAGGCAACATAGCCATAGACGCCGATTTCGTATTGCGCATTCGCGACAATGTTGGAACGAATCTGGATTGCGCCGGAACGGTAGAACGTTGCTGCGTCGGATGCGTAAACGACTCCTTTAACTCCTGTTCCGGTGTCGAGATTTGGATCGACGACGAGTTGGAGACCTGCGATTGTGCCGGATGTCGAACCCTGCGCCATTAGACCAGCTGCGTTCTGTGGTGCTGCTGCTGCGAACAATGGACGAGCGCTGCCGTCAACCTCTTGAAGCAATTCAGCGAAGTTGGCAGTATCAGCAAGGAAACGATTTGGAACTCGACGAAGAACGCCGTATGAGTCAGAGATACCCTTAGCGATACCTTTGTAAAGAGTTGCGCCGTCTGAGGTTCCAGGTGCGCCAAGTGCGATGCTGAATGCGTAAGCATCTGCCTTTTGCGCCCACGATGCCGCGAGTTCTCGCAGGAGGACGTCAACGTAAGCCGGATCACTTCGCTCAACGAGTTCTGCGTTGATGACGTTTGCGCCACCAATCTTCACTACGTTGATTTCGAGTGACGAAATGCTGGTATCGGTTGAATCAAGTTCAACACCTTCTGCCGTCACGGCAGTCGTGGCTTGCGTGCCGATGACTGGACGATAGAACTTCATCCCGGTCGCCGGAAGTGCGCCTTGCTCCAATGAATCAGCGAATGGCATTTGATCATCGATGATGCCAATGAGATCACGGAGGTAAGTTGGTGGAACTACACCGATGTTTTCGGTTGTGGTCGCTACTTCGAGAGCAGCAACGAGATCACGTGCGTCGAGATCGCCTTGCGATGCTCGAATCTGTGCGAGTGCGTATTGTCCTGCGGTGACGTTGAGATCAACGCGTGGAGCGGTGAACATTGGCGCAGACTTAGCCTGAACCTCTGTCGCCTGTGCTTCTACCGTTTCGACGGCAGGAGCAGGAACGGTAGTGTCGGACACTTGTTCTCCTTCGGTTGTTGTTTGATCCTCGGATGCGGGTGCTTCCTCGGAAACTTGTTCTTCTTCGCTGGCAGCAACTTCAGCGACTCGGGCTGAATCGATTGCTGGCTCGGTGACGAGACTGACCTCGATGAGTTTCGCGGATGAGATCACCATCGCGCCATCTTGATTTGCCCACTCGTTAAGTTTGACGCCGACGCTGAATCCGTCGCGTAGTCCTTCAGCAGCTTCGACGAGCGCATCGGATCCGGCTGAAGTGTTAGAAATCTTGAACTTTGCTTCGATGCCGGTGTCGGTGACTTCGGCTGAAACCATCTTGCCGATTGGTCGAGTAAGTTCATGCTCCAAAAGCAGTTTGACGTTCTTGTTGAACGCGATTGAATCCTTGCTGAACACGGTGCGTCCGGCTGATGTGTTGCCTTCCTCGCCCCATGTAACGATGCGACCGGTGAGAGTGCGAGACTCGACGTCGGCTGCCGTGATGGTCATCGGGTAATTGATCTTCATCCTAAGAGATCCTCTGCTTTCCTGATTTCTTCGACGCTCATCGCACCGATACCTGAAAGGATTTGATAAATCTGCGCTCGCTCCAATGGATTACCACGAAGGAAGTCATCGAGATCGAAACGCACGTGAGTTCCGGCTGGCGTGAAATCATCCATGCTCAGACGCGACTCGATAGCAGTCAGAATCGGACGAAGCGAGAAGTCGATCAACGAACGACGCTCGGAAGTAGCGTTCGAGTAAGTCATCGACGTAGATTCTGCGCTGAGGAAGTAAGCCGGGATGCCACATTGACGAGCAAGTTCGAGTGCGATGTATTGACGCGCTTCGCTGAGTTGTAGTTGCTTAGGATCGAAGCCGAGTGCTTGAAGTTCGACGTCTGCATTAAGGAAAGCGGTAGCGCGTGACTGACGCGAAACTTTCCACGATTCGAGAAGTGCCTTGATTCGCTCGGAAGGTAGGTTCGTGCCGGTGGACTTTAAGACCATTGTCGGCAGCGGTTCCTTCGCGTATATCTCTGCGGCTTTTTCGAGTTCAATTGCTGCGCGAATTGTCCGACCGGCACGATTAAGCAGTCCTGCGTCTGCGAGATTGTAAAACGCGATGATGGAGCCAACTCCGGTCATTGGAACTTCGTAGCCGTTGACGTTGTATCCAAGAACTTCGGTTCCGATTGGATTAGTTTTTACTGAGACCCATTGAGGATCGATGCGAGTCCAGCGACGAACACGACCGCCATCGGAAGCGGCATACATGTCGAGAACTTGTCCATAAGCCACGCCATAAAGCCAAAGGTCTTGCGCTAAATATGAATAAATCAAAGATGCTGGAACGCGTGGATCAGGTTGACGGAATGATCGTTCAACCGGTAGTCGTTCGCCGGATGCGTCATTAAACTTTTCGATCGGAAGTGATCCAACCGTTGATGTGATGATTCCGTTAGCGCGTGATACTGCTGGAACACTCAACGCAGATGCGCGAGGAACTGAGATTGTGCCGCCTGCGATATTGAGTGCGGTTTGATTGACGTAAAACGGAGCCAACGAAGCAGCTACGTCGACGACGGCTTCTTCTGGCTTAGATGAACCGAATAAATCGGATAAGACTCCCATTAAGGATAAAGAATACCATAATGGACACTCAACTACATAAAGAAACCCGGCGATTTCCCCTTCGCCGGGTTTCGGTTAACTCCGTATCGGACGGAGTCGCGGATAAGCGCGGTCAGCCTACGACGATGTCCACTCCGTCGTCAAGCCTTGTCGCGAAGTGCGTTACTAGGCTCGAAGCAACCGCCGCGCATACGGTGGCAGATGAGGCTCGTCTGCCGATTACCCACGATGAGTCGCCGCGTTGATATTTGACCGCAGCTAATGTCTGTTCGGTAAGGACTTCCTGATTCGTATGCCGAAGGCGACCGGCGTTAATGGCGGATGACCATTGATCGCACGCCGCCATGTAATCGGCTCCGTCCACGTCATGAACCGGGATTCCGGCCGGGATAAGTCTGACGGCCACGGCCGATGCGGTCTGCTTGGAATACGCTACTGTTTCGACATGGTATTTCCGAACCCATGGCGCAATATCGTTCGCAAGCGTAA